CAAAAAGCCAGGATTAGGACGCGACGTGCGCTGCCCAATGTCGTGCTCTGATTTTCTCGGTATCCCGAGGACAGAAGCTTCCGCTTCACCAGAAGGCTGTCAAGCCTTCCAGCAACGCGTCCGCGCTGCGACAATACGCGCGGTTTCGTTTATTGACGACTTCTATAAGGTCGACTCTAGTATACGTGTGCCACCGATTAACGGTACCTGCACCGAGTATACGTCGATCCTAAAGAAGGAAGTCAATACGTTTTTGATTTTTTGCCTTGCAGAAAATTCTGTCAAGGGCCTGTCGTTCCTGGATTCCATATCTTATTCAGCCTCTATCGCTTCGGTCACTAAGGCGTGGCCCGATAGTTGTGACTGTATGAGTCATGGTCTCGAGGAAGAATTGAAATCACGCTTGAGACATAAGAAAGAGACGCCGATGGGCTATCTTGAATTTGTCAGGGATAGTGTGAGGAAGATTTTTCCTCGGGGGATAACAATGGATGAATTTGAACGGCAAGCCTTACGCGTTACACCTCCTTATACTGCTACTGTTGAATACGGTCGTAGCGAAGGAGGTTCTTACGCATCCTGGCAGGGTCGTAGAGAGGACTATATAAAATTTTTGGAGAAGCCTCAGCTTGTACACGAACCATCTTTTATGGTCGCTAAAGCTGCGGGAAAGCCTCGTCCTCTCGTCAAGAACCATAGTTCATATCTCGCTCTTAAGCCATTGCATAGTGCAATCTACGATCGCATCTCTCGTTTACCTTGGTTGTTACGCGGCACGCCGTCGCAAAAGAAACTGGTCAAGGCCGGGTTTAAGCCCGGGTCTAGTTATCTTTCAGCGGATTATAGTGCTGCGACGGATAATTTACCAACCGAGGTTGCAGAGGCGATCGTGGATGAACTATCAATGAGGTCCTCGAGTGAGCTTTCTCCTTTGTTTTCTGAGATGAGGAAATCGTTACGGCCTACCATCAAGTTTTCTGATGGCCACTTCACGCCGGCAAGGGGACAGATGATGGGGAATCTTTGTTCATTCCCGTTGTTATGTCTGCAGAATTATATTGCCGCTCGTTGGGTGGATCGCTTGATGGGTTGTGGGAAGACACCTTTATTGATCAATGGCGACGATTTAGTCGCACAGGTGTCGGAAGATTGGCTGAAACTCTACCGCTCAGTGGCCCCGAGTCTTGGCCTGGAACTTAACGAAAAGAAGACAATGTACTCAAAGAAATGCATAACGATAAATTCAATGTATTTCACGTCGAATTTTCGGGAAGTTCCTTACGTTAAGGCGAAGAGCTTACTGACACGTGACCCACGTGTAGTTGGTGGAGTAATGAACGACGTCCTCGCTCCCTTTCTCCGTGTTCGTAGTACTCGCTATGGGCGCTTGATTCGTAAGCTTTCCTTATTCTTTCGTGGTCGGATTCGTGCCTCGGGAATGACTCTTTGGAGTCTAGGATTCCAGGTACGGAAAGATCACGAACATTTTATTATTAAGGAATTAAGGAAGCGCGAAAAAGAGCGTTCTGGTCATCCGTGGCGTCCGTATAGGCCTCTACCTCATCCGATGAAACCGCAATTAGAGGAACTTAGTTCTGAACTCCTCTATTTGGTGGAAGAGGGTGAGGTTGCGTCGGCCATGGTAGACGCGCATTGGAACGCCGGCGAGTATGTACGACCGGAGAAAGAAAAGATTACTGAGGTTAAGAGGCGCCTGAGGGCTGAGCGAATGACTAGGTTACGTGGGGTAGGAATGAAGGAGACGTTGAAACGGCTCTCTGCTTCCCCCGTGGTTGAAGAGAAGACCTGGATTCCGAAGAAGCTTGCAGACTGTTATTCTCTATCTCACGATCGCGTTAGGCTCGAGAATGATTTTCTTTTATTCGAGTCTTGCGATGTTTGTGAGAGGGTACAGAGAGCAATGCTTGGCAAGTCGGCCAGGGACTTTGATGAATTCAACCGTTTAGAGGGGGAGAGAGTCGCGAATGAATGGAACCCGAAGGCGTAGCGGTCGGTTGGTGAAGCGAGGGATCATATGCAGAAGGTGGGAGGATAACATGGTTCCGTCCTTAGGCGGGAACGATTTGTGCTCGGATTGATAGTATCATTCCGCAGAGTACCTTCGCTGGTTTGATCCGGTTTTCGGCGGCAAATTAGTCATTGGGTCGTGGGAAGGTGGCCTATTGTGGCCGGTGATGCGTTCTTCACCGGAGGGGGCAGCGGCTTTGAACACCCGGGAGGGTGGCCTGGCCTCGGACAAGGGCTTCCGGATACGACTGTTGGCGACTGTCCGCCGAAGGTCGGTGATAATTGACAAAGGGAAATGTAGGCTGCTAACGCCCGGTTAGCGTAAGTTGCTCCCCGGGAGCTAGCCTAGGACGAGATCGAACCGGCGATCAGGATGGCGTCATGCCGCCCATGGAAAACCACCATGGCTAGTATGATCCTCGACGAAAGACGTTGTCCCAGGAGAC